AGATGCGCGTGCAATTACATTGACTAACTCGCTGTTCTGAACATCAGGGTCGCTAGAGTTGAAGACAAGATTGTCAATGTCAATAGATGTCGGCGCATTACGGTACTCATCAGCAGTTAAATAAGATGCTGTTAATCCGTGAGTGCTTGGGTTGATTGATTCAGCCACTTGACCCGTCCATTTCTATGCGCACATTTTGATGACCGCATCTAGAACATTTAGAAAACCATGAGCCGAACCCACATTGAATGCAGGTAAATCCTAACTTCGGGTCGCTCGCTCCCTGTAAACTCGCCTGTCCTAGTCCTTCGTCCTTCATTTGTTTTGCGTGCTTAGGATTATCAACATTGATTAAACCTGAGCGGTCTGCCTTGTAAAGTTTTGTTCCGCGTTCCGTCTTAACTGCAATTTCTTTCAATCCAGTTGGTGGAATCATCTTTGGCATTTGGTTTCCTTCCGTAGCCTTACCTAAGAGGGGCAAGTTTTTTAGACTCGCCCCTCTGTCGGCTATTTAGTTATTGAGGTGTTTCGTTTGGTGTAACAATTACAGCCGTAGACACATCATCACGACCGTGACTTTGTGATGGCTGATTGCAACCGCATTCAAGACACATTATGCGTTCTGGATTCCTGAGACTGCGCCGTTCCATGCTGGTGCGTAGCAGAAGAAAGTTCCACGGAAGTATGTGCTGAAATCGTATGAGAACTGAACTACTGGCCATTGAATACCCATGTAGTCCTGAACATTGATAGCAGCCCAAACATCAGAAACCTCTGTGTCAGGGATTGGAAGTGTGTATGAAAGAACAGGTGAGATACCTTGCTGCAACCATGGGTGAACAGTCAAAGGAACCATCTTGCCTGTGATTTCGTTGTTAAGTGCACCAATTGTTGCACCACCAACATAATCGCCAGTTTCTGTCTGTGTTAGATTCAAACGGTAGTTGGCTGTTGAGCCGTTCTTGATTGAGTCTGACAACTGCTTGCGGTCTGCACCATTGATAAGAATCTCATCAGGGTCGCCCTTAACATTGTTGTACAGAGTATAGAAAACATTCTGGTATTCAACACCAGGATTTGATGTTGAGAATGTTGTGTTGATGATGTTGTTTGCGCCTGAGTTAGCACCTGTAACTGTTGGGATAATTCCGTCATAGCCAGTTGCGTATGCTGATGTATCAGCGTTAGCGCGTGAAGCAGCAGCACCAGTAGTTGTTAGAGCGAAGTTGTTACCGAGAAGTCCGATAGTTCCTGCGCCCTGAATGACTGCTGATGTGCCTTGTGCTACACCTTGGAATGTGCAGTTTGCTGTGCCAGTTGTAGTTCCAACATAGATGTTGTAACCGATAGCACCGACTACTGGAGTCCATGAGATAGCAAGCACATCGCCTGAAGCGACTGCTGTTGATTGAACAGAAGACACGATTGACTCACCGAAGCCGTTGCCTGATACACCTGCGTTAGCAGTTACATAGACAAAGTAGGTTGCAGCAGCGAGTGCTGTCTGTGAACCTGATGCTACTGGTGAAGTCAAAGTTACTGTTGCAGGTGCAGCAAGTGCGCCTGAGTAACCTGATGCTGTTCCGCGTGCGTATAGCATCATGCGTTCTTCCATCAACATTGTTGCGTAAAGTGTTGATGTTGAAGACAACTGACGAAGGTCTTCGTAACCCATACCTGAGAAGTTAGCATCGAATGATACTTGGTCAGATAGTGAGTAGGAGTTGTAAGGCAGAACGAGGTCGTCTGCTGTGTAAGAAATCTGAGGACCACGCTCTAGCCAGAAAGCGTTTGCGCTTCCCGGAGCAAAGTTATTCTGAGTGGTTTCTGTGATTCCCGGCCAAATGTTTCCTTGACCACCAGTACCTGTACCAGTGTATCCAAGGATACGCTTTACGCGGTGTGATGTACCAACACCCTTCTTGCGAGGGATGCGGTTACGGAGTGGTGTTGGGCGAGGTGTTAGTAACTTAGCAGGTGCTTCGAGGTCGAATGCCGCGAATGATGTGCTAAGAGGTGTAGTAAGAGTGATTTCCTTATTGATATCACCCATTGCGCCACGCTGAGTCGCGAGTGCCTGTGTAAGTGAAGCAAGTGCTTCAGGAGCAAGTGACTTATTAGCAGCGAGAGATTCTAGTTGAGCAACAGGATTTCCTGTGCCGAACTTTACTCCGTTGCCAGATTCCATCTGTGATAACACAGAAGGGTCTGCTGATGCTCCGTTGATTGACTTGTTCAACTCACCAAGGTATTCCTCATGACGAGCAGCAGCAACCGCAGGGTTGGACTCGTTATACAAGTCCTTTGCTTTTACTTCTTTCATCTATTGATTCTCCTGTAAAGAGTTAGTTTGACTCTGCATCAGGATTACCTGCTTTGGCAAGGAAGTCCTTAGCCATTGCGCGATAACCTTTAGCAAGGTCGTGGTCGGTTGTAGCGGAAGCCTTAGCAAAATACAATTCTGCCTTTGAGTTCCACTCGTTTACTGTTTCAGCACCTGTCGCTATGGTTGTCCGCTTTGGACCGCCACCTATTGCGAGAGATTTTGCCGTTGCTAATTCTGTTTCTAACGATGCTGCTTTGTTCTCTACTGCCTCTTTTGCAGATTTCAACTTAGCGACTTCGGCTTCAACCGATTTCATAGCACTCTTTACGGCTTTCTCAACGATATCAGTAATGTTGATATCAGCGAGCAGGGATTTCTCTGAAGACACTTTATCTTCAGAATCTTCGTGTTCTTCGGGATTGATTCCCGGAATGATTGGCTCATCAACTGTCGTGTCAGGGATAATCTCTGTCAAGGTTGATTTTGCAACTTCTTCTTCTTCAGTTGGCGCAACTTCTTTTGCTTCACCAAGTTCATGCTCGGCTCCGCTTCCTGCTGGACCTTCTGCTGATTCTTCTTCGGCTGATTCGCCATACTGCTTTTCTTCGCTAGGAAGTTCATAGCCGTATTCTTTGCACATCATCGTGACTTCATCTAATGCTTGCTTTGCGCTAGCGTAGCGTGACATCATATCTTCTTGTGAAGGAATTGATTTGGCTTCGCCATTCATAGGCATTGATTCTTCAACGAGTTCTTTTTCTATGGTAGTTTCCACCAGTTCCTCGACTTTCGTTAATGATTTTTCACCATTGATAGATTTAGCCAATACTAATTGGCAGTTTGGGTTTGCTGGTCTATCAACAAGGCTGACTTCTACAATCTGCCCATCAATGATACGACCATTTGCTGCTTTCTTGTCCATCACAACACGCGGAGATTTAATTCCGATGCTGAATCCACGCAATACGCGGTTCTGAACTTTCTTCACTGATACTGGGTCTACAACTAATGCGCTGATGTAGTGTCCATCAGATTTCGCTTCGTATTCTTTAGCAACGCCAGCAGCGATATTGCTGTGCTGTTCACGGATATTTCCACCAGTCATGAACCAGTCAGGCATCGCCTTTGCTAACCATCCCGGGTCACAGATTTGCTGGTCAATATCAACTGAGTCATCAGTTGCTTTGCCGTAAACAGTTAGTGTGCCATCACCATTGTCGTCGTATTTGAGTATGTCTGCATAGACATTAGTTGAGTCGCTCATGGTTCTCCTTATGCCGAATAGGTAATGACGATTGCGCCAGCAGCAGAAGCAGCAGCGGATACTCCGTAGATGACATCTCCACCGCAAACATAGAATGTCTGTGAGTTAGCAGCAGCAAGAGTTCTACCTATTGTCGCGCCTGATGTACTGATTGTTTCATCACCGATAAAGATTGCAGCACTATGACCATTGTAGACAGTGATTGGTGTCTGTCGTGGAATTCCTGTTGGAATCTGAAGCAGTATCTGTGGTGTTGTGAAAGTTGATGTATTCACATGTTGAAATGCCATTTGTTTCCTATTCTTCTTCTTCTAGCCAAGCCCACAAGCCAGTATCCACGACATAAGGTGCTATGTCACACATACAGTTCGGGTGAACTGGTGGGTCGCCATTTATCCATTCTTCATCTATACCAATCGGTGACTGGTCTAGGTTTTCTTGGCAATCATCACAAGGGTCTGCAACTAGCCATTGAACTTTCTCAACACCTGAGTCTGCGTATAAATCCCTGCTTGCCTGAACAACTGCTGAACTCATTTCTGTTCCAGCAATCGTTAATGCTCTAGCATCATCACCTAAGATATATGCTAAATCTTCTGCTATCGCTCGCCTCGTGGAACCCCTCATTAAGCCCTCAGCGAGTGCTGTGCCGATTCTATTTAGCGTAGTGGTGGACAGGTCTTGTATCTTAACTTTTCGCCCGTCTAGGAGTCGTTTAAGTCCGTTTGGTGGATTGACTAAATTAGCAGCAGCACGATTTCCGGGACGCCAGTTCTTCCAATCCATCTTCAAAGCATCAGATAAATCTTTCTTGCTGGGAGCAGCCTTGCGTAGCCCAACAGCACGAGCAATCTCGTATGAGGATATGTCTGTGCCTAGAGTCCAGCCATCTGCATACAGTCTTGCGAGCGCAGAGTTGAGTCGCTCCGTATCAAGTTTCTTGATATGAACTTTCGCCCAATCTCTAGCCAGTTGATTAGATACCTCGGCAGGAATGTTTTCATCAGGGCTATCAATCGGGTCACGCAGGGAATACCAGTCATCAAGGATTTCATCAACCGAAAAGACTTCTTCCATACCGCGCTTGATTGAACGCGCATGACGGATAGTCAATGCTGCGTGCAGTCGCTTGCGGTTCGGTTTCACTAGAGTCCTAAATACCTTTCAGCATACCAACGAGCAGAGTCAAGGTCACCAATGCCAGCGTATTTGTTTAACACTTCTGCGTAGTCTTCTTCAACTGCTTCAAAGTTAAACTTGCGCTTCATGTTGCCCTTGCGAATCCACTTCAAGAAAGCCTTGATTTCTTTTACGGCTTTATCTGTTTCATCTTCAGAAGCAACTTCAGTTGGCTCTTTTTCTTCTTCTTCGGCTTCTTCCTTTTCAGGTTTGCCTGTTTCCGTTACGGCTTCATCACCAATACCTAATTGGTCTGTGACTGGCGTAGCATCGTCACCTGATAAAGCAGAAGCATTAGAAGCCTGATAAGCATCAATGATTCCGTCAGGTGATAAGAAGTATAATCCGCTTGATGAGTGAAGCATAGGCATATCAGCCTGTGGTGTATCTAGTAATGGCAGACCCATATCACTACGGGCTTCATTAACTGTTCTTCCACCATTCTTCAATTCAATATCAACTCGTCGGGCTTCTGCCTCGGTGTCAATCTTTGATTGAAATAGAATCTTAAACTCTAGTTCGCGTGGCATACCTAGATACATGTAAGACAGATTGGTTAATTGATTGCTAATCCATTGAGCAAGGGGAGCAATACCGATTGCTTCGCCTGACATGGTTTCGCCTTCTTGTAATCCGCTTGCGCCGAGTGAACCTGAACCGCTAAATCCAATTTCACTAGGAAGCACACCGAAGTGACCGCAAATAGATGTTATCAAATAGTTATCAAGCGTGTCTTTGAACTTCTCGCCGTATCCATCAAATTGAATTGGCTTGAAGCCAGCAGGAAGAATACGCACACGCATACGCTGAGCAGTCTGTCCAGCCAAATCATCATTATAGATATTCTCATAAGCGCGGATAAGGTCAGGGTTGTTACCGAAGTTGGCATCAGTTTCCATCATCAACTCAGGTGTCACGCCATCTGTGTATTCCTTGCGAATCCAGTCTTGACGGCGTAGGTAGATATCCGCTAGAGGTAATGAACGCTCTACTGGGCTGAATCCATAAACAGACCAAGTGCGTCGGTTCTTAACAAGATAAGTAAGTTCATCTGATGTGAATTGACCATCTGCATCTTCTGCATCATTAGTAGCCATGAACTCTGAACGAGGGAAGCCGTAAAGGATTTGTTGGAACGCAGGGTTTGGTGCCATCGGGCGCATACCTCTGTCGTCAATCAATGGCTTAATAGTTGAGCCATCAAGCAACTGGAAGCCGTATAAATCGCCACCAACAGATTTCTGTGGCCATATCGCAACAGCATCTAATACCAAATTGTCTTCAAGAAATACATTGAGCCAATCGCCCCATGTGTATCCATTAGCGCGGTCAGGTTGTTCCCAGAAAGCACGCAGTCTAGCGATGTCTTCTGTGTATTTCTCACGAGCATCTGCCATTGCGCGTACATGGTCTTTGCCTGATTCAGCAGCAATACGCTCTGAAGCATCATCTGATAAAACGATATCCCAGTTCATTGAAGTTATTTTGTTCTTAACAACTTCTAAGCAACGGCGGATAATATCCACTTGGTCTGCGGTTGAACGCAATACTGTGAAAGGAACGAGTTTAGTCGGAGTGATGTTGATGTTCTGCGCGACTTGATACTCATAGCGTCGTGGGTCAGCGCGCCCATCAGAACGAGGTGGATTGATGTTTCCCGGAATGAGTGGATTACCGGGATTGAATGGAACATTTGGCCATACAGGATTTCGCGGAAGCGAAGTTGATTGACCATACTGTTGATTCATAATGCCCGAACGGGCAACCATTTCGCTTTCAGTCATAGTAACAGAACCAGCAGGAAGGCGAGGTGCCTTCTCTAATTCTGCTGCTACTTTCTTAGCGAATCTATCTAATAGACCCACAGGCTTAGCCCCCTTAGCCTTGTACTACTACACGATATTGATTGAGTGTTGGTGCAATAGAGAATAGAAGTGTAACAGCAGATGTGCTTGTGTGCTGAACATCGCAGATTACTTCTGCGTATGGTGATGAGTTGTCATAGACAGTAACTTGAACATCTTTCGTGTTCAGGCTGTGTGTGATGGTATATGAAGTGGCTGAGCCGTCACCGACATTTGCCGCGTATTTCTTAACGACTATGGCAGAGTCAATATCAAATCCGCTTGAACCAACAGTCAATCCACCGCCAGCGACAACAACTCCTGAGAAGTTAGAGCCAACGAGTTGAACGCCATTGCTTGCTGTATATGTGCCAGCACCAGAGAATTGTTGCCAAACGATAGGGTCTGTTCCAACAGTTGTTACTTCATCAACCTGAACCCAACCTGTATTAGCAAGTGTTGTTCCGTTATCAACGAAAGTAAAATCTCCGCCAGCAATTTCTGTTGATGAATCAAAGTCTGTTGCGCGAGTAAGAACCCAGTTAGTTGAACCGCTACCAACAGTAGTGAGGGTATAAATACCGTTCTGTGATGTAGTAGTTTGATTCTTAACAAGGATGCGGTCATTGAGTGAAGGGCTGACACCATCTGTGCTAAATGCTGCTTGTGTGCCAGCGTTAGTAAGAGTTGCGCCTACGCCTGAAGTTCCGTTGCTATAAGTAGCGTTCAAGTTTGCTGTTGTCGCAGCGTATGAAGCAGCATGAATGTTTAATCCTTGTGCTACATCATCAACATACTGCTTAGTCGCTGCATCTGCTGGAGATACTGGAGTAGCGACATTAGTAATCTTGTAGTTATTGAAAGTGACATCTGCTGTTGGTACTGCGAGCGCAGATAGATTGATAAGCGAGTGTGCTGCGTTATCGTGTACTGGAGTTCCGTGTGTGTGGTCGGCTCTTGCTACATCAACAGAACTTCCGTTAGCACTTGAAGCACCGAAAGCAGTTTGAGCAGATACGGCACCGAAGTCAGGCATCTCGTGGACATGGTCTTCACGCGCAGGTGCAGTTCCAGTTCCTACTGCTCCGTTAGCACCGATAGGTAATGCTTGTGGTGTAACGCCAGTAAGTGGTGGAGTTCCGTGAGTATGGTCAGCGCGAGCGAAGTTAGTTGATGTGCCGTTGCCTGATGAAGCACCATAAGAAGTCTGTGCTGTAACTGAACCGAAGTTATTTACCTGTGTCCAAGTCGAGCCATCATCAAAGTAAAGTAGGTAGTTATCAGTTGCGTAGTAAAGGCGACCTGCTGTTCCTGCTGCTGGTCTTCCTGCGAGTGTGCCGTATAGAACTTCTGATTCAGCCTGAGTTGATTCCCAGCCAGTTCCGTTATAGAAGTAAAGTTCATTGTCGCCTGTGTTGTAGTAAATCTGTCCAGCGACAGGAGAAGATGGCGCAGTAGCCAAGTTCTGAATTACGCCGTTCTGTAATTCGTTCTTATTTAAGTCAATGCTGACTAGAAATTTGCGACTCATTTATTCTCCTAGATTACATAAGCAGTGCCGGTGAACGCTGCTGTGAAGGTGATTACCATTTGGTTCTTACTTGGATAACTGAATG